ACATGATCGACGTAGACTTTGTCGCCGACGCTCGGGGGGCAGTACATGCCCCAGCCATTGCCAAGCCATTGCGTTTGCACGGGAAGCCAGCCGGTGTCGCCTGAATCATATTGGTCTGGATAGTCGCCCTCCGGCAGGATTTTGACCTTGCAGGCGTAGTGGTCTGGGTCGTAACTGGTGACAATTGCCATCCGGCCTGAGGCACTGAGGGCGGCCTGGCGCCCGGCTTCGGCACGCATGCGGTTCAACAGCCGTTCCATCAGGATTCCTCCGACTGCGCGGTGATGTTCTTCCCACGTACCGACATCGAAAATCCGCCGTCGAAATCCAGGGTCCGCGTCATGTTTTCAATGTAGTAGGACTGATCGAACGCGGTCTGCGTGCCCTGCACCACGACGCGGTTACGCACGGTCTTGGTCGGATCGCCCTCCATCGTCAGTTCGAAGGTTCGTTCGAAGCGTGTCACATCGCCAAGCACCTTTTCGGCCAGCGCCTGGGCTTGCGCCTGGCTCAGCCCGAACCGCCGGATGGTGTAATTGAGCGTCGAGCCGGCTGACTTTCCGCCTTTGCCGCCCTTGCGTTGCGCAATCGCACGCACCGAGCCGCTTTGCACGTTGTGGCTGATCACGGTAACGACAATGTCCTTCGATATCGTCAACGACCGATGCAGACGCAGCCTCTCAACGCTCGAGCGAATCGACTTGCCGTCTCGTTGCACCGACACGATGATCGGGTTCTTGTCGCTATCAGCCTGCGGCGGCCCAAAATACAAGGTTGAGCCCGTCACATAGAGGTCGAACCCCTCCTGGTCAGCCAGGAACGCCAACAAGTCCCAATACGGCATGTCGCGCGCGATATGCGCATACGATTGGTTGTAGTACTGCCCGACCGGTGTCGTCGTGGCCGTAACCTGCGGCGTCAGGCCAAACTCTTGCGCTACCGTCGTCGCTATCCAAGAGGCAACATGGTCCGGATATTTGTTCGTCGTCTTCTGGTCGATCAATTGCGCCGACAGGTCACGGCCGGTGATGATCAACGAGTCCGCACTGAGCGGGTCGATGGTGACATCGTCGGCCTGTCCATACACCAGTGACGTCAGGCTAGACGGGGAACTGCTGACGTCCGCGGCCTGTTCCAGAAACCCATATTGGATTTCCACATAGGCTTTGTCGATGCTGTCCCACCACGACATGCCATAGCCTTCCGGCTGGTTCCAGGCCTCAAGGCGCACCTGCCATGTGTCCGCTGAAAAATGCGACTTGCTCTCGACCGTGGCACCGATAAACGAGACGGGCTTGCCGTTGACATACACGATGCCGCGCGGGCGCCGTACTTGTGATTGAGTCATGTCGATGCGAGGATGCCGCCATTCACCTGGTTGGCGTTGTAGGCGGGGATGCTCAATACCATGTCGGATTGGATCAGCGGATCGGTCAGGCCGTTGGCGCGGGCAATCAAGGTCCAGGCCGTAGCGTCTTGATAATACTCAGCCGCAAGGCTGTACAGGTCATCGCCAGGCGAGACCGTGCGATTCGTTATAGCCATCAGCGCCCCAGCAATGACAGGTTGGTCTGCATCCGCCCCAGCACGCTGGAACAAGTCGCGGTCTGCGCCGTGGCCGTCGACAACGCGCTCAGGTTCGTCAAGTTACTGATCATGTTCTGGGCGCTCGTTCCGGATGCGATGGCCGAACCCGAGCTGGCCTGCGACAGTGCCGAGTTCAATGTCGTCTGGAGTCCTTGCGAGGCCGTCAAGGCGGTAGAAACCTGATCGCTCAAGTTCGACTGCACATCCACCGAGGCGTTCGAGATCGACGTCACGCCCGACAATGTGCTATTGACGTCGGCCATCGCCGAATTCAAACCATCCGCGCCCGACTGGATGCTGGCCTGCACGGCCGGCGTGACAGCACCAACCGGGTTAGGCACCAGTGCGCCCGTGGAATCCAACACCAAGCCGGCGCCAGCGGTCGCCGTGGCCGCATCGGAGGTGATCTGGCTGTCGACGTTCGCCGCGGCGTCCTGCGGCGGGTTGGCCAGGTCCTGCACCACCGCCAAACAGATGGTGTAGGGAATCTGCCACGTGCGCTGGAAATCCCACCGGAATGACTCGATGGTGACCAGGTACTGATAGCCGGCAAAGGTCAAGACAACCTGTTGACCTTGCCGGCGCATGATGTCCAATTGCTTACAGCGCGCCTGTGAATCGCCACCCATGAAGGTGCCAGACCATGGGATATCGTCGTCGTCTGGGCCCATCGTGTCGATGGTGCGCACGCCACCGGCATACTTGTGGCGCAGCATGCTCTGCGCCCCCCCAGCCTTGATCGAATCCGGAATTTCGAAATCTTGGAAGGCAACGGAATCTAGGTACAACGTGAAGTCGCTCATCCTGGATAGTCAGGGCGCATTGGCCCGAGGCGCGAATCGAACGAACTTACGCCTGTTGAGGGCGAAAGCGCGCCACGGTCCATCTGGTTCATTACAAGCCTGCCGACTGGTTCGCCGTCCATGTGCACCGCAGCGCCATTTAACCCATTTTTCACGCCGTCCGCCACGGACTGGGAGAGCGCAGCATGGAAGTCTGCCGTACCAGCCGAACCGTATCCTCCCAGCACCGAATTGATCGACTCTGCTGCGCTTTCCTTCTTCTGCGTTGCTGCTGCTGGCGGCGGAACGACGTCGCGTGGCATTTCAGGATGCAAGGCGTAGAACTTATCGAGCATGTTGCGTGCGTATTTCTCGCGCTCCGTCCCGCGGGCACTTTCGACGGTCTGCAAGAGCTGCTTAGCCATTACTGCCGGGTCTTGCACGATTACCGACTTACCCATGCCGTTGCGGGCATCCTCCGCATCCTTGATCCCAATCCATGACAGGAATTTCGCGATCAGGCTGCCGAGCCAATCGGCGAACTTGGTCCCCGCAAGAACCGTGTCGTATAGCCATTTGCCTAATTTCCAGCCAGCGAATGCAGCTGCCGCAATAAAACCCAACTTTCCGACAATGCCGAGTTCAGCACCAAGCGAGTTAATGACAGTGCCGACCTTTGATAAACCGGCGAGGCCTCCAGCCTTCTCGAAAATCAAGGCCAATCCAAGCCCCCTCAATGCGGCGGTCAGCAACAGCACGGAACCTCGGATCATCAGACCAGCGCCGAGCGCGGCGAATGCCCACGTCAGCTGCTTCACTAGATCTTGGTTTCGCAGCATCCAACTATCGAGCGCCACAAGAGCATTGGTCAATTTTTCCACTATGACAATGGCATGAGGCAGGACCACATTACCCAGATCGGTCATGGCCTTCGCCCACTTTGCATCTAGATCGACTTCTTTGCCTTCCATCGTCTTGCCTGCAACTTGCACAGAAGCGTCCACGCCCAAGGCTCTATTTTGGGCGTCGACGGAGCGATGAATTGTGGCCAGTTGCCGGTCAACAAGCGAGAACATCATGCCACCAGTGCGGCCGAAAATAAGCGTGTTGTCCCGCGCACGTTCTTCCGCACTGACGCCCTTGCCGCCGTTCATCTTGGCGTACATGGGGAGGATATTTTTTTCGTAAAATTCGACGGGGTCTGTGCCGAAGGTCGTCATATCCTTCAAGGGGTTGCCCTTGAATTCCTTGATTCCGCCTTGGCTGTTCCAGACGATCTTCGATTGGTCCCAGATGCCGTTTTGCGCAAGCATGTGCGCGACTTGATTCGGCACCTTCACGCCACCAACAAGCCGGTTATAGGCGGTCATCCAGGCATTGCCGGCGGTCGAGCCTTTCAACTCACCAATGACCGGTTCCAATTTGCCAAACAAGGCTGTATCGGACAAGCCTTGGGCCGCCACGCCACCCCTGGCCATGAACTGGCGCATCTGCTCCCAGTTGACGTTCCCGCCTGAAGATTGGATCGCTTTCCAGCCGATGTCGGCAATGCGGTTGAAGGATTGCGCATCTTTCAAGCCGCCGCGCATTTCGACGAAACGAAGCATCGCCAGGCTCTGGGTATGCATCTTTTCTTTCGATTCATCGTCAAGAGACGACGTAGCGAACTGGATCTTGGCCAGCATTGGAGCGGCTAGTTTCGATCCTTCCAGAGCCTTCAAGCCGTCGAGGCCGGACTCGCGAAAGACGCCTTGCGCTTCGGTCATCAACTTCATGTTGTCGGTGTAGCTGGTGCCCATGGTGTCCATGGCCCGTGCGAAGCGCACGGCTTCGACGTTGGCGGCATCGCTAAGACCGAACAACTTGAATTTCCCGACCGCTTGATCGAACTTCTTTGCTTCGTCGATCGGCACTTTAAAAAGTGCTAACATTCCAGCACCGAGGGTCGCCATGCCGGCCCCTTTCGCGGCGGTGCTCTGAATGCCGTTGATGCGCTTCTCCAGCAACTTGGCATCGGCTTCCGTCTTGATGAAGTCGGCCCCGATCAAGCGCAGTGTCGAGCTGACGTGATTCGTCAGAGACAGCGTCACACCGATTTTGTAGGCGTCAAACATGGGGGTTCCGATGAAATTCCGATATCGTGTTCACGAATGGTTGGCAGACCGTATTAGCTGGGTGCAATATCCAAACATCCGACCGACCGACGACGCGACTCGCGCGGCATCTCGAACTGGACCTCGATTCGCCACGCATATGCCGCTGGGAAAGCGAATCGACATGGTGCTGCTGTCGTTGGTTACGTTGGCAACCGGCCTGTTTATACTCGGCGCAGTTCTGTTTCTCACCTACGTCGTCTTATTCTAGGGGCGTCAACGAGTCCCCCGAGCCGTAGAGAAGCCCTTTTGCTACTGCGGCACCCAGCACCTTCATGATCTTGTGAACGTTGTGAATGCCTGCTGGGCCCATCACAGCGCGCGGCGGAATTTTCTCAGTCCCGAGTTCCTGGAAGACCATGACATCGCTGTTCGAGCCGATACACGCTTCTAGGCCGGAAATTTCGTGCGAAATCGAGTCCCGTAGTTCCCCAGTGCGCAAAAGCGGATCGTCTGCCGTGTAACCCAAACGCACGCGCTCGGACTGGGTTGCATCGGTCAATGGTGCCCAAGCCGCAAACGACCCGACCTCGCCTTGGTAGGTGCCGATTTCGGTCTTCGCGGTCCTTTCCACTGCGACTGCGCACTCCTTCAGACCCTTATGTGCCTCAAGAATGGCAGCCGCTTCCATCGCGGCAAGATGCGCGACAAAGGCGCCGATACTGTGAAATTCACGCATTTACCTTTTCTTCCAGCTCAGCGCTTCCCAGTTGAATTCATTGCCGTTCTGTTCGCCCAAAATCACTAAAAACGCCAACCGCTCCGCTGGGTCCAGGCCTTCTATGGTCTCTTCCTTGAATCCAGCAGAGACCAATGCGATGAATTCCCGAAGCTCAGCGGAGCGGGTTAGTTTTTTGCGCGCTCCAGTGCATCGGCATCGAGTTCGACGCCGTTCAGTTCCGCCACCGCCTCTCCGACGACCTCCAGACCTTCGTCTCCCAGTTGCTCGATCATCGCTTCGACGGCGCGAATGGACATCGGGAATTCTTCAGGTTCGTCGTCAATGGCGGCCACTGACGCGGCTGTCACAACGTAGCCCATATAGCCGACGTTGGCAGATTCCGTTCCGGCCAACTTGGCCAAGCGCATACGCTGCAGCGGACTCAGTCGACGTACAAGCAACTTGCGACCGCGAGTGTCAGTCTTTTCCAAGGTATTAGCCGTTGACACAGCTTTCGCCGTCGACTTTGCTGCGGATTGTGCACCCTCGCGCACGTTGGATACTGATTTGGTCATAGTTATTGCACCTTCTTCCGACGGCTGGCCATACCAGAAACCTTCTGTTCAACCTTTGCATCGCCCGTGCGCTTGCCGATCGTGTCGAGCTTCAGAGTCACGCCGGAAAACCGATACTTCACAACGGACATATCGGCGTTTGTCGTGGTTTCAGTCACCGATAAGGTCGGAGGCGCCAAACCAGCGTAGCGATTGGCTTCCTTCAGTGCAAAGTAGTCATCGAAGATCGAATCCGCGCGGTCGTAGTCGAATGCCAGTTCCCATCCCTTCTCGACGTGGTCGTAGCGGTTCACGCCGTCGATGGCCACGGAATCAAGTAAGATTGTAGATTGCTTTGCCTCGAAGCCGGTCAGGATCGCGGATTTGATCACCTGGCCGGCGCTGATGATCGAGATGGTAGTGTCGCTACCAATATTAAAACCGTTGGCGGGCATGACTTATCCTTTCCAGCACGGAATAAAAAGGCCACCGAAGTGGCCCATGGTTTGAGATTGAAGGGTTACGAAGCGGTCGACAGCGGGGGCACCACGACCGTGGCACCGGACTGCATGTTCACCAGGAACACGCTGGCGATACCGAAGTAGGTCATGTTGACCTGGGCGATCACGACACCGCGTGCGGTCTGCGGCTGCGGGTTATTGGCTGGCCCGAAAATGATTTGAGCCGCCTGGATGACCTTGTTATCGATCAGGTTCTGGGCCCAGTCGTTCAACATGTCGTAGCCGGTCGTGAAGAAATCCGGCGTGATGTCCTGCCCGATCAGCGTGCCCACGCCAGACGGCCCACCAAGGCTGCGCGCCAGGAAGTTCGTCAGCACCGGCCAGTTGTCAGTGTTGCGCGTAGCGTCGGAAGAAGACGTCTTGCCCACCAGAGAGCCGAAGTAGTTGCCGCCCGGGCAGGGAGTACCCATGACATCGATGCTGTTCTGCACCAGCGTGCCCAGTTCGTCGTTGGCATAGGGAATGCCGGTGCGGCTGCGCTGCGTCGAGACAACGCCCGATGCCGGCTTGTTCAACGTGGATTGCTGCGGCTGCAAGGTCGACTGCAAAGCAGCCTGAAACGTCGCCGGCGAGATCAAGCGCTGGATGCCGTTGAAATTGTCGTTCCAGTAGACCCAGTCGCCGAGCCAGCGCCGGAAGAAGGGGTTGTTGGTTCCGAC